TTTAAGGTAACCGGTATCTACATTAACCGATTGGATTTGATAGCTGATAAGTTCTACGGCGATGCTGCACTCTGGTGGTATATCGCTAAGCAGAATGGCATAACAAATTTTGAGGTAGTCCCTGCTGAGACAGTTCTGCAGATACCTCCTTACGATTCGCTTATGACTGACGGACGAGTTCTCGAACCGTTGTCGTATGTATATCTTAACCTAGGAGAGGAGTGACCTTTATGCCGCATAAACAGCCCTACATGCAGTTCGTTATTCAGAACATAGCATTGCGTAGTCTCGGCTTTAAGGTACCTTCTCCTCTGGTTAGCATAAATCTTACAAACTCTGAGTCAGGAATTCAAACAAATTTCAAGGTAACGATTCATGTTCTCGGTGACCAGCGTAAGCAAGCTCATATAGGTGCATTTGAAATGATGCTTTACGAGTTTGCTCAGATGAGAGGTGACTCTACTACGCCATGCTACCTGGAAATGGGTTGGGCAGATGAAACTGGTATTCTAGAATCCTTATCTATTCAAGGTATTTTCATTCAGTTCACGTCAACGGTACATACCGGCTACACAGAATACATTCTAGAAGGTATTGGTAACTTTACCAATACAGCTACAATTCGAGGTATAGCTATACCTGCTATCAGAGGCAATTATCGACCGTCTGACGTGGCAGAAGCTGTCTTGGATTATGTAAATGCAGGCGATGTGTTCGATTATGATATAGACCACGACGACGAGGTAGTACCCATCTGTAAATCGTCTTGCGTAACCAGTTTGGGTGAGTATATCAATGGTAGCGGAAATGCTCAGGGATTGATTCAGCAATCGTACTGCGAAGGTTCTAGAAGTAGTGCGTATGGGCTACCTGGCAATCGAGCTACCGGAACTTATCTCAAAGCGGGTTATACGAAAGCTGAGATACACAATCTTATGGGTTCTCCTGTAGCACAAACACAGCGTTCGGCGTCGAGTTATACCTTTAGTATAACAGAGCCGACATTCCATACTCGTGGTGTAATTCGGTATAAGAACAACGTCAACCTCGCTAATTATGTGTCTGATGATGTCTTAATGTGGGGTGGCTTGTACACCAACATCTTATCAATTTCTGCTACATATCAAGGCGTTACGCAGACACTGCTAGGTTCTGGTGCGACTGTGCAGACTGGTATGGGTATTACTCTAAAGGGAGAATCCTTGACAACTTTGGCAAACAGACAAAATTCATATTCAGCAACCGTGGATAGCATGTTCGCTGCTGGTAACGTATTGAACAATCTGAATGCTATATCTACCCAGTTCAATACTAATGTTCAGATTACAATCGTTGGTAAGCCTAAGGTATTTCAGGTTGCTGATGCTGTACGAGTAGTGGTGTATACAGGTGGTACATTGAACCCGATTACCGGTGTTTATCGTATAATTAAAGTAGCACATAATATAAATGGTACTTCATATACGACAACGCTAACAGTGCAGAGATTGGATTTGATTACAGCAAATAACACCGCAACATCAATTGCTGGATACACAACCACAACTCGGCTTAATAATGTGCAGAAAGCTACTATCCCACAGCAGAAGTTGCAGCTTGGTCAGCCGTTCCAGCACATTATTAACATTCTGAAACGAGGTAAGTTATGATTAGGTATATTGGTTATGTCGAGAGTATCGACTGGAAAAGCAACACCTGCAAAGTCCGTGTACCTAACCTTGACGGTTTAGGTGTAGGTGCGTATAAAGAACCGTTCATGAGTATGCTCCTACCCAATCGTCCTGCAAACGAATCGCTTCAGGATGCTGATATACCGTATCACCTACAAGGACTTCGTGTGCATGATGTTGTCTACGTGCTGGAGTCTGAAGACTCTAACGATAATTTTGCTATCGTGGGATTCTACGGTGGCACTTACGAGGAGGGATAAGCGTGTTTACGAATTCATTTGCCTACCCTAATCTATTCAATGCGGCTACCGGCAATTGCGACTTGAAAGATGACTATGCCAGCATAGTCAACAGAGTGGGTTTGCTAATTCGGTCTTATAAGAAAGAAGAGTTTCTGTTTCCTAATTTCGGCTCATATTTTCCTGATATCCTTCTTAGCTATAACATCGACTCTGTAATCGAGAAAGCAAAGGAGAATATTAAAAATGCTATCGCAGAGTTCGAACCGTATGTGGACTCTAGGCAGATTAAAATCAATGATCTGTCTGAAGGTAATGCGGTGAAACTCCAGGTAGTTCTTGTCTTAGACAAGAACTACGAGGAAATTGCCGCTACACTTGAATGGACATGGGATGAAAAGCAAGGAGGGACTATCACATGAAATATACCAGCAGAGACGCTCAGTCTAACATTCAGAACCTGGTGGAAGACGTTAAGGCGACAACTCATATCTGGAATCCTGGTTCTGAAGCAGATCCTGGTATGATTCTATTGAAGGCATTGGCAAGTAATGTTGACTTGCTCTCATTCAACCTTGACACTCAGGTAGATGAGATGTATATGCAGTCAGCGACGCAGATTAAAAGCATTCGTCGCTTAGGTGTAGCAAACGGGTATGTACCGGGTTGGTACCGAGCACCAAGGACAACTATATTGATTGAGAATACCTCAGAAGACGCCTCGCTTGCTTTGGATTTTACACTACCAAATGCGATGAACAACGTCTGCTATGCTGCAACAAATGCACTGGAAGATTTGACTTCCATTCCCTATTTTATCATACCTAAGTCAGACCCCGAGTACGGTGACGTCAGCGTGAGTGATGTTGTCTCGCTTCAACCGAAAGGATCTGTAAACGGCATAAATCAGCGTAAGGATTTTGTTGCTAGAAAAGCTGCACAGGGCATTCTCAAATCTGTTATCGTAAACCCCAGAATGTTGGTAACAGGTACGAAGGGTGTAAACACCTTGACGTACAGATTACCTGCACAGAACATCGACGGCGAGCTGATTTGGGTACAGGAGCTCTCATCAACACTTGATCCTATCAGATTTACGAACGGTGAAAAGCCCTGGACAAGAGACACCAAGAATGACTTTATCGAGTCTGAGCAGAGACGTTATCAGGTAGACGTAGACGACTACAATAACCTGGTTCTGGTGTTCAATAAATTCATCAATGATGTAATCCAGTATAATCGTCTAATCCGTGTGTTCTATCTCGAGACTTATGGAGCTGCCGGTGAAGTATCAGAGAATGTTATTTCGCTGTCTACCGTTGATAGTGCAGTTACTGCTGTGCTGAACGTGACACACCCTGCGAATACATTAGACATGCCAGATGGATCTGCCCTTACCGGTAAGACGCCCCTGACTGCGTCTCAAGCCGCAGCGGAAGCAAAGCTGTATGTCAACACCAATGACTCTATAATCACGCTAAAGAATTTTATCGCTTGGATTAACAGGCAGCCTGGTATTGACTGCGGTACTGCAATTGATTGTCAGAAAGCCCTGGAAATCAACTGGGCATATAAGTTCGACGAAGACATGGACGAGGATCTTAAACCTAAGAAGTATTTGAATCCCGGTCTTGATGTAAATCAGGGATACGACTTCCCGGGTTGGACGGCTGAAGATGCTTATGACCCGCTTGTTGGTACCATGTTTACCGTAGGTGGTAAGCAGTACGACTTTCCGCACAAGTTCATGACCAGAAAGCTTCTGTTCTATTGCGTATTCAATAACTTTCTGGAAAAGTGGAGCACCGGTTATAAGGATGAAGCTGGTAAGCAGTGTCTGATGGATGGTGTTACCGAGTGGGAAGGTGATACTTCTGAATGGAGCACTGAGATGGTCGACAAAGGTCATCCATACCGCAGATACAGACCATCTGAGCAAATCAGAGCGATGATTACTCAGCAGTATCTTGAGACCTACAATCTGACTTGTGACATTGACTTCGGTTGGCTTAGGGTGTTCGAATGGTCGGTGAATGGCATCATCTGGACAAATGAGCCGGTAACACAAACCGAAGCTGACAATATCGTCAGTGTTGTATTGAAAGCACTTCGCATACGGTTTCATGCTGCTAATATGAAGATCGGCGTACTTCCTAGAATGATGGAGGTAGTCGATTGCGTCCAGAACTGTGATTCTCGTATCAGATATTTTGATGCAGGTCTTCTCAATAAGCCAATGATAAACTGGGGACCTGTGCGTGACGCCGAGGGTATGATTCCAGACTCATCTGTCAACTATGACATCGCATACTTCAATGCGATTAGCTACGCTCGTTTCATAGACGGTGATACCGAGCATTATGCTAGGTCGCCGGTGTCTAGAATAAGCGTAGCAAAAGAGTGCATAATTAAAGAGTAAGGGGTGTAACGCATGAAAAGCGAAAGGATGATTCCTAACATCTACGAGCAGAGTTTCGATATGAGAACGATGTGTCGTTTCTTTGACATCGAACACGAACTGCTTGAGTATTACACCAATCACATTCTCGACTGCTATTCGCCAGAACACTGTCCAAAACATCTTTTAGCAGAGTTGGCTGAGCACATCGGTTTTGACTATCAAGAGCTCAAGACAGTTATGTATAACCGAGTTGTGCTTAAGAACTTTATCAAGAATATGATAAGGTATAGAGGTAGTGCTACAGGTATAGCAAACGCCGCTGCAATCGACATTCGTTATAGACAAACATACCCAGACTACTATTACCGCTATACGGAACATGGTGTCGAGCGGGAAGAAGATGAGGATGCTGGTAAGCAGATTCCGATGACTTTTCATGAGTCAATCGACCGTCAGAAAACATGGATTGACGTCGACCAGGAAGCTGCCATCATCTATGTGTTCCTAATTGCAAGTGACTACTTTCCAAAGATTACTGCTGGGATGACCGACGAAGAGAAGCAAGCAAACTTCGAGGAGAGGATGCGTAGACTGCTGGATTTGGCATACTTGCAGGAATATGTTCGTCCGGTGGGTATGTATCTACTTCCGATGGTTGCTCAAAAAGCCAACCCTTATACAGACTTGACGGTTAAAGCAGTTGTCGTGCCGCATTATGAGCGGAATTCTAATAACGGTATAGAAGGCACACCTAATTCTTCTATGGAGCATCAGTACGACCGTATGCTGTTCGCTAAGGTTGAGAATCCTCAGGATGAGCTTTCGGTTGAACCGTGGGTTAGGACATTATATCATTCGCAGTTAGCCGGTAAACTCAAGCATGAATACTATACCAAACCAGTATACCACATCGAGGGTAAATTTTTATACTACGACCATGATGAGCTCCTGAGTATCTACTCTGATATCCAGCAGAATGTACCTGGTATGCAGGGTATGAAGATAGGAGATTCACTCTACAATCCGAACGTATATAGAGGAGCCGGTATGTCCTATAGCTATGGACCTGAGCAGTCAGATGAAGCTGAACCACTCTCACTTCAGCAACGTGGTGTAGCTCTAGAAACTAATGAGGAGCTTCGCTATGAAGACCACATCGGATTCCCGAAGCCTCGAGTGTACCAGAATGACGATACGATAGCTTATCCGGTCATCATCGAGTCATCTGAGCCATATCCGATATATCTAGATGTGAGTCGAATCCCGACGTACGCTATTGGCTATCTTGAGACACAAGACCTAGTACCACTGGCTACACAGGACGATATCTTACTGGCTGTACCTCAGGCCTCGATTAATTATCTGGTTAATTCATATGTAGGTACTCACATGCCGACAATAGATACACCAGGTGATGGTGATGACGGTACTAATAAGAACCTAATGATAAATCTATTCCAGGTAGATGACTACGGTGATTCTACATGGACTGGCAAGTACGATGTTGTTATTGCTGGTAAGGAACCTGTCGAGCGTGACCTGTTATCGGCACCTGATGACATGAAGTACGATGCTACTAAGAATGGACCTCCGACAGGTGATGATGCTTATTGGACTGTCAAGAACTCTGAAGGTGAAGATGACTCTACCAGATACATTCCTTAATCAGCTTGCTTCAGTTCTAATATTCTTATGGTTTTGCTTAAATGCACGGTTTTGTACTGTACCCACGGTTATCTTGAATCACTGCATTTAAGCAAAACCTTTTGGTTTCTTGGCATTTGTTTGCTATTGATAGTTGAAAATATAATAGAACAACGGGTTAGAGCCCGAATTATAGAAAGGATGGTCTACTATGATTAAGACGTATGCGTATAGTGATGCTATTCAGCTTACACCGCATTTCAACTCGTCTGAGTTTCGCTGCAAGCCTGACAATAAGCATGACGCGAAGCACGACTACAAAATCGACAGCGAGTTGGTGAACGGCCTGGAAGCACTTTTTACAAAGATTCCGGAGTTGTTCGGCATTAAGGTGTCTAAAATCTGCTTGACGTCCGGCTACCGTTGTCCTACCCACGATGTGGCAGTAGGTGGTTCAGGTTCGGGACCTCATGTTGAAGGCTATGCCGCCGATTTTATCGTCTACGATGAGAACGGAGCTCCTATCAGCAGTAAGATGGTCTGCTGTGCAGCTCAGGAAATCGGTTTCAGAGGCATTGCTAATATCACCAGCGCTTACATCTACACGCACTGTGACACGAAAGACAGGGTAAATGCAGCTGGTCAGCACTACAACTGGTATGGAAATGAAGTATATGGCAATGGTAATGTTACCATCAATTTCTGGACCTATTACGGTCTGACTCCGAAAACCAATAAATCTGAACCTGAGGTTGTCAAACTCGGTGGCATCGATGTGTCTAAGTATCAAGGTAACATCGATTTCGAGAAGGCAGCTAAGGCTATCGATTTTGTAGTAATTCGTGCCGGTTTCGGTAGACTACCATCTCAAGAAGAC